TACCGGTGGGAATAAGGTGTCACCAAAATTAGTACATTTATACAATCGGAAGGTGAACACCCTTTGCATCAACGAAAAAATTGACACAAGGCACTTTCACGTGGACAAACACACAGTAATAACCGAAAGAAAAGAATTTTAATCATGGCATTCACCAAGCAAGACGTTACCAAGTATGTGATCGATATCCCGCACCTTCCGGAATATCCATTGAAACAAGATTTTCAACGAAAGTTCAATGAAATGGCCGTGCACACGCGCGGGAAAAAACCAAAAGATTTATTGTTGAAACGTCGTCCCAATGAACCGAAGGACGTGTTCGAATACCGTGAATGTAATTACGAGCCGGTGACTTATGGATCCTTGAACAAAGCATTCGATAATTTAAACCGTATTCTAAACGCCGTTAATTACCGTCTGTATTACAATAACGATAAAATGGTGGAATACTTGGACACGAAGAAGTTCATGCGCCACAACTTCAATATGTTCTTTTCAAAGGTGATTTTGAAACGAATGATTGAAGATCCAAACGGTTTATTGTTTTGGTTACCTGCAGGACCAGGACTAAAAGATAGTAACATTCCAGTGACGCCAATCCCGACACTGGTTTTTTCGTTTGACCTGGTTGATTGGGGTGACGAATATGTGGTGTTTTTAAGTGCGGAAAAAACCAAGCTAAAGAATCCGGATAGTAAGGCCATTACTTATGGTAAAGTGTATTATATCGTGACCACTGATTCTTTTTACAAGTACAAAGAATTGACCGCCGGTAAATACGAATTGGAATTGGTGTATGTGCATAACCTAGGTGAAATTCCTTGCATGCAATTAGGTGGTGATTTAAATGCCGATGGATTATATGAATCATTCTTTTATCCATTTGTTCCTTTCGCCAATGAATCCATTCGTCAATTTTCAGATTGGCAAGCGTTATCCATCACGTGTGCACATCCGATTCGTGAAGAATTTTATATGCAATGTGAGGTTCAAGAAAAACGAACCAAACGCACGAAGAAAAAGGCGGATGATGAAGACAATGAAACCTATTCCCGTAAAGTAGAATTGAAACCAATTCCACGTTCACCCTATGCGGTGATTCAACGTGAGATCCCGAATACAGATCAAGCGGTGGGTGATCAAAATGTATTGGCGGCGGATATCCCTTCCGTGCGATTTATTCATCCGGATGTGGAGTTTGTCAAGAATGCTTGGGAAAGCTTCAATAACTTACGTTTGTTAGCGGAAGACGCCTTGCATTTGAATTTGGGGGACATTGCTTTATCAGGTAAGGCCAAAGAAATTGATTTGTTGTCCCATGAAGACATGTTGGCCAAAATTGGTTGCAACCTGATTGATTTGAAACAAACATCGGCCCGTTTCATTCAAGCGTATATGGAAAATAAACCGTATGCCGAAAGCTTGATCAAGGTGACCAAACCGGCTTCCTTCCGTGTGAAAACCGAACAAGAATTGTTGGAACAATTAAATACATTACGAACTAACAAGGCACCTTCGTTCTTGGTAGCAGCTGTGGCCCGTGAATTAGCCGCCTTGCGTTTTTCCGGTGATGAAGTGAACCAAAAGATATTCGAAGTGATTGTGACCTATGATCCGGTGTACATTTATTCCGTGGAAGAAAAACAATCCATGGTATTATCCAACCAGTTGAAACCGGAAACGGCATCCAAATCTAATATGTTCTTCACCTTGTTATTAAACATCAAAGAACAAGATGGTGAAGCCAAATTCATGGATACCAAAAACACGGATTTAAATATTCGCGTGGATGAATTGGTAAAACCTTTTTTAATTGCACAACCCATCATAACAGACAATAACGGAAATGGCTAGTATTCAACAAATCATCAACAAAGGCGATGTGATCATTGCCGATGCGGAAACCGAATTTTTAAGCGCCACTAAAGACATCGAAGAAGATGTCTTTTTGGCTTTAATGAAGATCTTCGAAAACGTGGACATTTCCAATGGCCGGTTAAGTTCAAGCACAAAGGCCGAAGAATTCTTGGCCTCTATGGATGCGCGCGTGTACATGGCATTGAAAAAAGCCGGTTATGGGAATTATGTTAACCGCCTGGTTAACTCATACGATTTGATTGGACAAAACACCCAAGACCTTCAAGAAAAATTGAAGAATGGGATCATCCCTAAAAAGGATATCAATGCCATCAAACGTTTGGAAGTGGAAAAGACCATTGCCAACTTAACCGAACAAGGATTGTATAACGCCTTTATTGCACCCGTGCGCCAAGGCTTGTATCGCAACATTATGTTTGGGGCCACCAAGGATGATACCGAAGAATTCTTGCGTTCGTATGTGAAGTCCACTAAGAAGAACCAAAGTAAATTGCTTCAGTATGTGGGCCAAGTGGCTGTGGATAGTTTGCATCAATACAGTGGATCCGTTGACCAGGTTGCTAAAAACAGTTTGGATTTAAATGCCACCCAATATGTGGGATCCTTGATCACGGATTCCCGGGCACAATGTCAAAAATGGATATCCCTTGGGATCATCAAAGATGAAGACTTGCAGGAAGAAATTGACTTCGCCTTGGATAGATCCTATTATGGAAACAAGCGATGTTCCGGTATGATTCCGGATACCAACACGTCGAATTTTTGCATCAATCGTGGTGGATATCGTTGCCGTCATCGGGCAATCCCTATCCGTTTGGTGAAACCCAAAAAATAATTACCTTTGAAATTATAAATTAATCATTTAAAACGTTAACCCTATGAATCACAAATTTGTTCATCGTTCAACGGCCCAAACCATTTACTTCAGTAAAGAAGGGGCCGAAGTATTTAGCCGAAGCAAGAAAGCTAAAGATTTTAAATACATTGGTCCAATCAGCGAAAAAGACCAGGCTAAAGAAGAAGCCGAAGTTTTAAAAGCAGCTGAAGAAAAACGCAAGGACAAGGATGATTCCTTTTCGCCATTCTCACAGAACGTGGCCAGTACAAAAGCAGTGAAAGCACGTGTGCGCGAATTGAGCACGGAAGAATTGGAAAAGGAAATCAAATCGCGTAAAAAAGTGATGAAGGATCCCGATGGTTTTGAAGACAAGGATCCGGATGAAGAAGATGAAGACGACGATGATGATGATGACAACGACCAAGATGACGACCAGGATAACGACCAAGACGATTTTCAGGATCTAAGTCAAGCGGATAAAAAAGCACCGGCTAAGAAAGCGGCCGCCAAAAAAAGTGTAGCCAATGAGCCGGAAAAGAAATAAACCCAAAAATGATGGTGATCATGAAAAAGTTGAACCGGCATCAACTGATCAGGAAAGCAAAGAAGCTTCCATCACCATCACTTCCAAGCCCATCGATTTCGAAGGGGCCAAAGAAGTAAAAGCCGACAAATCACTTATTAATCAACCCGCCCCAAAAAAAGGGATTAGCCTTGTAGGATCCTGGGGACCAAACAAACGAAGAAAATGACAAAAGCCCAAATCGTAAAACTAATCATGGATCTAGGTTATCCACAAGCCAAAGCCGAAAAATTAACCGCCGGGGTACCGGATGGGGGAACCGAAGTTGCCGCCGAAGATCTTGATGATCTTTTGACGTCCTGTATTTCACACCAACACGAATTGTATAAAAACGGTGACGATTTTAAAACCGCCATCAAAACGGCTTCCGATAAGAAGATGGGTGAAATCAATGGTAAATTCGAAAAGCGCATCATTACTTTGGCTAAATTGACACCTGAAGAAGTGAAAGATAAGAAGGCCGATGAAATTTTGGACTTAGCATGGGCCAAAGCTTCTAAAATGGGTGATAAAACTGCGGACGAGATCCAAGAAGAATTGCGCAAAAAAGATGAAGAATTGCGCAAGATCAACGAAGAAGTGATCCCGGGCATTCGTAAAGAAGTGGACGATTATAAAATGAACTTTAGATCGGACAATGCCTTGTTAAAAGAATTGGGCGCCATCAAATTGCGTAAAGGGTTGGACATAGATGACATGTTGATGATAGTGAAGAACAAAGCCACAAAGAGCAAATATAAAATGGGTTTTGATGATAAAGATGCCTTTGCGTTCATGACGGAAGATGGGACCCGAATCGCGACCGATGATAAGCGTAATTTTAAAACCAATAAAGATATCTTAACGCAAATGTTAGATCCTTATATTGAAAAATCCAATGCCGATGATGATGGTGAAGATGGGGAAGGTGGAAAAAAGAAAATCATCATTGATGAAAAGGATAAGAAAATCACCGGTGGCAAATCGGTACAAGATGCCACCGCACGTGCCCTTAAACATGCCGAAAGTTTAGGTAAAGACGGTCAATAAGCCTTCGAGATTTTTTGTTGAACCCCTGACATTTTATGTTAGGGGTTTTTTTATTTCAAATATGTTGTATATTTGTTACACAAAACCGTGAGTAGTTGGCCTCGTAAAAAACAAACGTTTGGGTAGTTGATCCCTTCTAAAATCAAAACGAGGTGTTCCGCCTAATAAAGGAAAAAAGCATAAATGGAATTTTAATCACAGAAAATTACAATTCTACTTTATTAATTAACCTTTAATTTTCAATTTAAAATCATGAACAAGTTAAAAACTTTGTTTTCATTACTAATGACGTTAACATTCACGTTAATAGTAAGCGCCGCGGGGGGCGCAACTTTATCCCTGGCCACAACTGGCACCCTTGAATTCATGCCGGAAACAACAACCGGTCTTTATTTACTTTTAAGCGTGACGGATTTCGTTCCCAAGCACAACATGGCATTTTCGGATCCATTCGTGTTTTCGGCGGGTATCTGTAAAAACCTACAAACGGGTTTGGTTGATTTGATGGGCGGTAACGCACCCGAATTGAAACGTACCCCGGTTGGTTATTTACAAGCATTAACATCCACCACGAATCGTGCAGGTTTAGAAACGGTACAAATTGACCAAAAGACCGGCAAGAAGAAAAAAGTGGACATCACTTATTCACCGCGTGGTTTAGAATCCGATGTGGATGATGAATACAACGATGGATGTACGGAAGAAATATCCGATGTGCCGTATGAAGACACGGTGGAAATCACGGATGTGTTATCGTTAAAAGGGTTGACGTTTTCGGAAGATGAAATGCGTAAATTATGCGAACCGGATCAAAATTGGGTGACGCGCCGTATTGCGGCACGTATCGATGGATTCATGGTGGCATTAAACAAGCGTTTAATTGCTTTACAAAACACCAACTTTGGAAACTTTGCCAATGGATCACCGGCGGTTCAAAGCCGTCAATTATTAACTGTGGAATCAGGTGCTAACAGATCGGCGAATCCTTACGGGGAAGCGTTAATCTTCAATGATTTTGAAGATGTAGATCAAATGGGCCGTCCAATGTTAATTGGTCAAGGTAAGTTAAGAAACTACACACGTTTAGTGGATATCGGATGTTGCAATGACCAGGGCATCAACGTTGGTGAAGCGGGTGATTTCGATTACTTCCGTGATAAACACGTCGGTGGTGTCTTAGGAAATGCCGATGACTTCATCGGATTAGTACCGGGCCATGTGCAATTGTTAACGTACAACAAGTATAAAGGGGCGTATGTTAAACGCAACGATTCATTCGCTAAATATACCATCATAGATCCGGTGACGGGCTTAGAACTGGATATGCGTGTGAAATACAACGATTGTACGGAACGTTGGATCTTTACGTTCTCGTTATGGTATAACCTTTGGTTTTTACCAACGGATGCGTACAAAAGCGCCGATCCGTTATACGGAACAAACGGAACGCTTCACTTCCGTGCAACTGAAGCCTAATAAAAGTCAAATCACTAAGGGATCACACATCGTGATCCCTTTCATTATTTAAACTATGGAGTGTTTACAAAAAATATTATGTGGGGAATATGCCTTGGTGGGCGTTCGTGATTTCGTGAATTGTCCGCATCCGGAAACGATTTTGTTTATCAATGACCTGGGTATCACGCTCAAACAAGCGTCGGCCATTGCCAATGATGAACAACGAACCGGCATCGAATTGATTCAATCCAAGATCCGAATCGCTACCCAAAAAGTTTTCAACCGGTTTTCCACCATGATTTCGGATCAATTCGATTTCAACAATATCGTGGAAGCACGTGAAATTTCAAAGTTTTCAAACAATACCCATGCACCTGCAGCATTGGAACGCGGATTGGTTATTCGTCGTTGGCGATCTGAAGCGGCCCGCATCTTCATTGAAAATGTATATGTACGAACGGAAGAATCCGGGATTGCTTACATCAAAATTTATGATGGTGATGTCACCAAGGTTTATGAAGCGTCATTGCTTGCCAATACAACCAACGAAATTGAAATCCGTTACAAATGCAAAAGCGAACATGTGCGTGTGGTATTTGACCAAACTAACTTCACTACTTTTTCATGTGACATTGACGACGAAGCGGGATGCCATACATGTGGCACGTCCTATGGAAGCGTTAAGCGCACTTTAGAAGTAAAGGGATGGGATGGCACCGAAGAAACGGATGAATGCTTTGGATTGGGTGTTTTAGCAAACGTCCAATGCTTTGAAGAAGAAATTTTGTGCATGGCCTTACCCCGTATGGCATTTTTGTTTTGGTACCAATCCGGCATTGAAATTTTAAACGAGCACGTCAACACGGGCCGTATTAATGCGGTGGCCACCTTTACAAAAGACCAGGCGAAATCCATGTTGGAAGATCTCAAAGTGGAAATGAAGACCGAAGAAAAACAGTTTTCCAAGAATATTGCAAACTTCCTTAAAACCACTCGCGGGGAGTGTTTCACCTGTAAAGGGACCCGATACAATTATGCAACTGGATAACCGGGAATATAGAGCCTGCAGCACCTGCGGATCTAAAAAAAAGGGATCTAAGAAATCCAAAAAGGCGAAGACCAAAATGCCTAAAATGGTGGTTAAAGGTGGTAAAGTAAGAGGGTGGACGTAATTATGAAAATCATATCATTAGTAAAAACGCAAATTATCGGATTGATTAGCATCATAGTTGCTTTTCTTTTACCGATCCATGGCTTGATCATTGCCGTTGGGATGGCCATCGTGGCCGATACGATTATCGGGGTGTATAAAGCCGTTAAACTGGAAGGGTGGGGGTCTGTTAAGTCCCGCAAGTTATCCCAAATTGTTAGTAAAATGTTTTTGTATGAAGGCGCCTTGGTGCTATTCTTTTGCATTGACATTTTCATTTTAGGGGAATTCATTGCGGTATTTATTGGTATTCCCTTATTCTTAACAAAGGTTCTTTCCGCTGTTTTATGCTTCATCGAATTAAAATCCATTGATGAAAATTATAAATCCATTAGTGGGTATTCAATTTGGGAACGCTTTAAAAACATGTTAGCCCGGGCCAAGGAACTGAAGGAAGATATTTCCGAAATCACCGAAGCAAAAAAAGATGGGTAATTTTGGCGATAAAGTGGACGATTTGATCCATCTTTTGGAAGATGAATTGTTAAATGCGGAACAAGTAGCGGTCAAAACAATGTTGGCGGCATACTTGGGCCGCATTTTCAATAGGGGTGCGTCTTCCGACGAAACAAAAATCGGCGAATATTCCACCAAACCCATGTTAACCGGTGCGAAGAACTTCAGGACCAAAGGTAAAGCGGAAGCCTTCTTCGATAAAGAAGACATTGAATTCCGAACCGTGAACACCAAACGAGGTAAAAAGGCCTTGGCTATTGTCAAAGGTGGGTACCGTGAATTTCGTCAATTGAATGGAAACCAAGCCGAATTTGTCGACCTGCAGTTCACCGGATCATTGTTTGAATCCATCAAAGATGGGTTGCATGATGGCCATTTTGTAATTGGCTTTGACAACATTGAAAAGGCACAAATTGCGCACCATTTGGAAAAGAAGTACAATAAAATTATCTTTAAACCATCGGCGGAAGAAATCGCCATTGCTGAAGAAGCATACAAGGATTATTTAAAAGAAAAAATTCAACAACTTTTTAACACATGGTAAATTCAATCTTAACTTATTTCGAAGCCCCCATCAAGGTGGCTTTGCCTTTTTTAAACCAGGTCGATGCACCGGTGTTTAAAATGGCTATTGACAATCGCATCTTCAAAGGCCTTGGCCAAGAAAAGCAAGAAATTTGCATTTCGGATCAGGTGGGGAAAGCTTTATACATCCGTTCCTTTCAAATGGAACAAGTCAAACAAACCAAGTCATTTACCAGTTGCCAAAAGGATTATGCCTATACATCCCGATGCAAAGCGGTATATTATTCCTTTGGGAATGAACAAACCATTTCAGCGGATAAGATCAAGAACCAAATCATCAAAGCATTGAATAGTTTGCCGTTATCGAACTTCCCAGGTGATGCCAGTGATATTGAAATCACCATCAATGGTTCTTCCACAGATATGGAAAAGATCTTCTTTGATGAAACCGGTGTCAAATATGAAGGCAACCAATGGCCAACGTTGGCCGCCGTGGAATTTACATTGTCGTATCAAACCGATAATTGTGAGCCATGCGATATCGAAGAAAATTGCTTGGAATAATTTTATATCTTTGATCATGGCTAAGAAGAAAAAACGCGAAGAACGTCAACGAAATTGGGTGTTATTGCAAGCCCAACAAAGACGACACAACAATGGCAATTGGATCCTAAAGACCGGAAATTGGAATGATGCCGGAACCTGGGATGATACTAAAACGTGGATTGATTAACCTTTAATAATTTATAAAATGGCTTTTGAAACAATAAGCAATGGCGAATCAGGATCATCCGTGAGGGCCAAAATCAATGCGGTGATCGCCGAATTGAATAGTGTTAAACGTTATTATGCGACATTGACACAAGCATCAAACAATCCACCGGTACCGGTTGTTTTAAAAAATGAATTTGGTCCCGCTGTTTTAACTTGGGGTTATACAAGCGCCGGTAAATACAAGATCACATCCGACGTGCCCGTGTTTACATCTGGACGGACGATGTTTGAACCATCCGCATTTTTTACGGTTATATGGATCAGTACAACGGAAATTCATTTGGAAGGCTTCTTCAATGCCGATGATGAATTGAGTAAAACCCCTTTTAAATTAGAAGTGTATGCATAAAGTTGATTT